CGCACAGTTGGAGTTTAGGGTATCTGCTTTTTTATCACAAGATGAGGTAGCTATTAATGAAGTTTCTACAGGGTTTGACGTTCACTCGTATACGTCTAAAGTTATTACAGATGCAGGTCAACCGACTACTCGCCAAGATGCGAAAGCACACACATTTGCACCCCTCTACGGAGCAACAGGATTTGGAAGAACCAAAGCAGAAGCTGAATACTACTCCCACTTCACAGAGAAGTACCAAGGGATTAAATCATGGCACTCCAGATTGGCTAAAGAAGCTGTAAATACAGGCAAGATAAAGACACCATCAGGTAGGGAGTTTTCTTTTCCTGATGTAAGAAGAAAGAGGAATGGTAGTGTATCACACTTTACACAGATAAAGAATTATCCTGTGCAGAGTTTTGCTACTGCTGACATTGTTCCTCTGATACTAATAAAGATAGATGAGTTACTAAAGCCTATGCAGAGTTGCGTAGTGAATAGTGTACACGACTCTATTGTAATTGACGTTCATCCTAATGAGGAGAAACAGGTACTGTATATTATTACACTTGTTAATTCACAGATGAATGGTTTGATTGAGAATCACTTTGGTATAACGTTTAATGTACCACTATTATTAGAAGCAAAAATAGGTGATAATTGGCTTGACACTAAAGACGTTAGCTGATATAACTATAAGACTTTAACAGAAAAGAAAGGAAATATTATATGACAAATGAAGTAATAACTATAGATAAAGATAACTACATGGCGATGGCTAAAGTTATGGGCATGTCAGGAGAAAACACTTCTGAGAAGAAGCAAGTAAGTACCCTTGCAAGACTACGAATTAACCATACTCCTATTATGGGAGAGGAAGAGGTTAAGGGTAAGATGACTAAAGTCGAGGTAGTCGAGGGTGGTACTTACAAACTTGAGATACCTGACGGAGAGACTTACTTTGCCACATCAGCAAAGATAAGACCCTACATGCAGAGATTCATGTATAAAAGATTTATCATGGGTACAGGAGATAAAGCTAATCGTTATGTCAAGACTGTTATGGGAGACAATCTCAATATAGACTTGAAAGATAATGACGGTGGTTTTAACTGTGGTAAACCTTCAGGGTGGATTAAAGACTTCAAAGCACTACCTGAAAAGATGCAGGATTTAATTAGGCAGATTAAAAGAGTACGTGCAGTCTTTGGTACGATTGAGTTAATCAATCCAACAGACGGAGCAGGTAATCCTGTTGAAGTAGATAAGCTACCTTTCATATGGGAAGTAGAGAATAGAGATGCATTTAAAACTGTTGGTGCTATCTTCACTCAACTAGCCAAGATGAAGAGACTACCTGTACAACATACTGTTACAGCTAATACAGAAGAAAGAAAGCTACCTAATGGTAATAGCTTCTACTTACCTGTCACATCTCTTGATGTTACATCTGTATTGGACTTAACTGACGAAGAGCAGACAAGGTTTGCAGACTTCGTAGCTTGGGTGCAAAACTACAATGAGTATATAATAAATGCTTGGAGTGAAAATGCTAACAAGGATATGCATGACGATGATATGGCTACAGTAGATGACTTTGTAGACATTGATGCAGAAGAAGTAGCCTAATGAACCATCCTGCTGAACTAGCAGTACATCAGTATATGTCTGATGCTGTAAATGGTAAGTCTACTATGTCTGAAGAAGTAATTCAACAGGTAGGTAATGACGTTATGGATGCCCTGCGAAAGCAGTTTGGTGGGGAAAACAAGAGGGGTGACTTTCGCTTACGTATGTCAAACTTAGGTAGACCTACGTGTCAACTTTGGTTTGAGAAGAACAAACCTGAAGTTGCTTCAGCTAAACCAAATAACTTTATGATGAATATGATGTTAGGAGATATAGTTGAAGCAGTCTTCAAGGGTTTACTCAAGAGTGCAGGTGTTAAGTACGAAGAGCCTGATAATGTATCTCTAGATGTGGATGGTACTAGCATATCAGGTACATATGACTTAGTTATAGATGGTGCAGTGGATGATGTTAAGTCTGCTTCTGCGTGGTCATATGATAATAAGTTTGAGTCCTTTGAAACGTTAAGTGATGGTGACCCCTTTGGTTATGTCAGTCAATTAGTAGGCTACGCAAAAGCCGCCAAGAAAAAGATTGGTGGTTGGTGGGTAGTCAACAAGGCTAATGGAGCATTTAAATATGTGTCAGCACAAAATGCTGATGCAGATTCTGAGATGAAAAAAATAAAAGCAACGGTAAAGACTGTACAAGAAAACAAATTTAAACGTTGCTTTGAACCTGTAGAGGAAACATTTAGGGGTAAACCTACAGGCAACAAGATACTAGGAGTTAGTTGTAATTTCTGTAGCTATAAGCATAACTGTTGGGAGAACTTAAAAGAGTTACCTTCAGTAATGTCTAAGGCACAATTTCCTAAAGTAGTTTCATATGTTGAATTAAATGTCTCCTCATAGTGTTCGTAGAGAAGCTATAAAGTATGGGTATAGGAGTGGGCTAGAACATGCTCTCTCCTTGTACTTAAAAGAACATAAGCACAAGTATGGTTATGAATCTATTAAGATAGAGTGGGAAGACCTAACATATCGCACCTATACCCCTGACTTTATATTAAACAATGGAATTATAATTGAAACGAAAGGAAGATTCTTAACAGCAGATAGAAGAAAACACTTGTGCATTAAGAAGCAACACCCTAAACTAGATATTAGATTTGTATTTACAAACAGTCGAAGTAAGCTAAGTAAAGGTGCGAAATCTACATACGCAGAGTGGTGCATACGACATGGATTCAGATATTACGATAGAATCATACCTGAAGATTGGTTGAAAGAAAAGGGAAAGAATAAACACCCTATCTTTATAAAATTTAAAGGAACAAAAATAAAAAGGAGATAGGCATGGATAAGAAAAAACCTAGAAAGAAACCAAGGATAAGGTCAAAGATATTACGGAAAGATTTTATTATACGAGTTAGACCTGACCTAAATAAGAATAGCGAATGGAATGGTGCAGTTGATGTATCAATTATTACAGACCCTGATAATAAAATGGATGATGAAGCTTACTATCAAGTATTACATTTGTGCAAAATGATGTGTGCAATAGTACCTCTGACAGAAGATGATTGTGCCCTTCGTGATGACATCAATGACTTTATTGAAAATGTTGTTGACAAAGACTATCACGATATGGTAAAAAGAATGAAAGAAAAAAGCAAACCCAAAGCCAACATAGTGGGTATCGAAGATAACGTTATACACATAACGATTGACTCTGCTACTAAAGGCAATGCATAATGTTAAGACACATGGAGTATATGAGAATGAAGGAGAAACAAGCTATGGCACAATCAGACAATAAAGAAATGCAAGATATGGTTAATAGTCCTGTTCATTATAACAAAGCAGGTATTGAAACTATTGATGCCTTAGAAGCTATGTTAGTCGATGGGTTTGATTATTATTTACAAGGTAATATAGTTAAGTACCTATGGAGATTTAGATATAAGAATGGAATAGAAGACTTAAAGAAAGCACAGTGGTATCTGAATAAACTTATTGAGGTTTACGATGATAAAAGTTAAAGTACTTCTTACATTGGAGATAGACCCTGAAGAATACCCAATACCTGCTGACGAAAATGTAGCAATAGAAATAGAAGAAGGCATACAAGAATACTTCTACGATGTAGAGGGTACTAAGATTAGAAACATAAAAACAATAATGGAGTAATTAAAATGATACAGAACTATTTACCTACCGACTATCAGAACTTCATAGCACTCTCTCGCTATGCAAGATGGAAAGATGAAGACCAAAGAAGAGAGAATTGGGGTGAGACTGTTGATAGATACTTTGACTATATGGATAATCACCTAGTCAAGAATCACAATTATACAATTAGTAAAGCTTTAAAAGAGAAGCTTACAGAGCAGATAATGTCTCTAGGTGTGATGCCTAGCATGAGAGCCTTAATGACAGCAGGACCTGCCCTAGACCGCTGCCATGTGGGTGGTTATAACTGTAGTTATATACCTGTGGATAGTCCACGTTCATTTGACGAGTGTATGTATATACTTATGTGTGGTACAGGTGTAGGATTCTCCGTTGAAAGAGAGAATATAGACAAGCTACCTGTAGTTAATGAGCATTTCGAGGACAGCACTACTATCATAACTGTTGGTGACAGCAGACCCGGATGGGCAAAAGCATTGAGAGAACTTATTGCTATGTTATATGTAGGGCAAGTGCCTACTTGGGATGTATCACAGGTCAGACCAGCAGGTGCTAGACTAAAAACATTTGGTGGTAGAGCATCAGGACCTGCACCATTAGTTGAGTTATTTCAGTTCTGCATACAGAAGTTTAAGGGTGCTAAAGGCAGAAGACTATTTCCTATTGAGTGCCATGATATCATGTGTAAGATAGGTGAAGTTGTAGTTGTAGGTGGAGTACGTAGGTCTGCACTTATATCTTTGTCTAACTTAGGTGATGACCAAATGAGACACGCAAAAGCAGGACAATGGTGGGAGAATGAAGGACAAAGAGCATTAGCTAACAACTCTGTAGCATTTAAAGGTAAGCCTGAGATGGGTACATTTATGCGAGAGTGGACAGCTTTGTATGAATCTAAGTCAGGAGAACGTGGTATCTTTAATAGACAAGCCGCCAAGGTGAAGGCACTTGAGAACGGTAGACGTAATGCTGAACATTACTTTGGTTGCAATCCATGTAGCGAGATTATACTTAGACCTTATCAGTTCTGTAATCTTACAGAGGTAGTGTGTAGAGCCACAGATGACCTAGTATCCTTAAAAGAAAAAGTACGTATGGCTACTGTTCTTGGTACATTTCAATCTACTCTTACTAACTTTAAGTATTTACGTAAGGTGTGGAAGGATAACACAGAAGAAGAAAGACTATTAGGAGTTTCCCTAACAGGTATTCTTGATTGTCCTTTGTGGACACCTGAAATCTTAGAGATACT